CTTAGTGACTTCTAGTCCTAGTTTGATTAATGGCATGGTTGCAAAGAAAGAATGGATTATGACTCAAAAGCCGATAAGACAACCACCCTCAAAAACAGGTGTATTAAGGAAATCCCTAAGTAGCGCAAGATTAACAGCAAGCTTTGAATATGTGGGAAAATGATTAACAAATATATAGTTGGTAATCAGTTTAATTCTAAAAAAATTACAAAAATGGTATAATTGATTACATAACTTATGCAGACCGATAGGATTTTATATGAAAAGTCAAGCAAAAAAACCAAGAAATACAACAAAAACTGCAACAAAAAAGGAAACTAAGACACCTATCAAGAAAATAAACAGGCAACCTAGAAAAGTATTTGATAAAAAATTTATTGATGAAGCGATACTGAGATTACCTGATTTATTCTCTCAAGGTCAAACGTTGGAGGAAGTTTGCGTCCATTTAAAAGTAAGCCCAAGAAAGTTTTATTATCTACTTGAGGAATTTCCTGAACTTGCTGAAGCTTATGAATATGCCAAAGTACACGCACAAGCATGGTGGGCTAATGTAGGTCGTTTAGGTGCTACAGGTAAAATAGATGGTTTTAATGCTACATGTTGGAAGTTTAACATGCAAAACAGATTGGGCTGGACTGATAAATCTGAACAAAAGCAAGAGATTAATATTAGCGATGTTACTCCTTGGGACTCTATAGAAGATGTCACAGAAGAATAAGATTTGTAATTTAAACCCACAAAAGGTTTTCCAAAAGGCTTATTATTTAAAAGCCAAAGATATATTAGCAAAAAGGACTTTCTTTAGGCAAGAGTATTCCTATTTTGTTGATTATGGTGGTCGAGGTGGAGGAAAGACAAAAGATAAAATCAAATCGGTTTTATATGAAGCGTCTATACGTCCATGTAGGGTTTTGTGTTGTCGTGAATTTCAAGGCTCAATTAAAGAATCAATCAAAGAAGAAATTGAAACAGTTATCAAAGACGAGGGGTTGGAAAACTTTTTTACTTCACTGATTGACGAGATAAGAGGTATAAACGGTAGCAAGTTCATATTTAAAGGGCTTAAAAATAACATTAACAATTTAAAATCAATTGCAAACGTAGATATTGTGCTGGTTGAGGAAGCAGAAAATATAACTAAAAATTCTTGGGAAAAGTTTTTACCGTCAATTAGACCATTATCAGGCAGAAAAATTGTAGTCGTTATATTTAACCCAGCGAATGAACTAGATGACACCTATCAGAGATTTATTGTGAATACTCCACCAGAAACATTATTAACTCATGTAAATTATTGGGATAATAAATACTTTCCTAAACATTTAGATGTATTAAGGGAACATGATGAAAGAGTATTGCCAGCCGATCAATATAAGCATATTTGGGAGGGTGTTCCGTTAGGTTCAGGCGATAACGTCATTATTAAATTGCAATGGATTAAAGCTTGTCGTTTTGCAAGTAAACACGCTAATTTTAAACGCTTAACAGGGCAAAGGGTTGTAGGTTATGACCCAGCAGGACAAGGTAAAGACTTCCACGCTGTATGTATCAAAGAGGGAAACTCTATAATCAGCTTACATGAATGGGTTAGAAGTGATGACCTCAAGCAAGCAACAATAAAAGCGTTAGAACTTGCAGATGATGTTGATATATTTAGATATGATAGCTGTGGTGGCTTTGGTGATGGTGTGAGCGTATTTGTCGAAGAACATAAGCAATCATTCACTGATGTAATTCCTTTCGATGCTGGCTCACCAGTGGTTAATGCTGATGATGTTGTTATGGGAGATAAATTAACAAATAAAGATGTTTACACAAACGCAAAAGCTCAAGCTCATGGAGTAACAGCAAGCTTAATGTATAATACTTTTAGAGCTATCGAAAATGGGGACGATGTTCCAGCACATGATATGATTAGCTTAGATATAGATGATGACGATTTATTTAATAAAGTAGCAAGAGAATTATCTAGCCCTATTTGGGTCAAGTCTCAAACAACAAGCAAAAAGCAAGTTGAATCTAAAGACGCAATGAAAAAGCGAACAGGACAGCCCTCACCTAACTTGGCTGATTCTTTACATATGACTAATGCACCTTATGAGGAAGTCATTGACATTTATGAAGCGATAAGACGCAAAAGAGCTGGAGGTTTAAAGTGAGTCAAGATGATAAATATGCTGAATTGTTAAAGAACGCAACAGAACAGCATAACTACAGGCAGATGTATAGTGCAATCAATAACAAGTTTACTAGGAACAAAGAAAGATTAATTACATCAATGGATAACGCTTACAAGCTACCTGATGTTGAACAAGTAACACACAATGGCAAGAAGATTGCTATGGACGATTGTTATTTTGGTTATCAAGGTGGAGTAGACCAAAGATATTTTAATCAATTAACAAGTGGACAAGTCAAATACTTTTGGGGACAAGGTTTCATAGGCTACCAACAGTGTGCGATTCTTTCTCAGAATGATTTGATTAGTCGAGCATGCTCCAAAAAAGGAAAGACAGCTGTTAGTGCTGGTTACTCTTTGCAAATTGAAAACAATGGGACAGCAGACCAAGAGCCATTAATCAATAAAATAGAATTATTTGATAACGAGAATACAACGTTTAAAAAGTTAAAAGCTATTGATTATTGGAAAGAGGTTAATGGTGTAGCACATGTATTCTTTGACGTAGGTTCGCCTAATGATGTTGATTATTCTCAACCAATGGACTTGAAGAACATTAAACCTAATTCTTATTGTGGATTTAGAAGAATTGATCCAAAGTGGATAAATCCTTGTTTAGAAGATGATGCATTAAATGATCCATTGTCTAAAGAATATGGAGAGCCAACCTATTACGACATAGGTGGGAATGCAGTTAGAAAAATCCATAAGTCTTGGATTGTTAAGCTCATAACAATTGAGGTTAGTGATGACCAAAAACTACAATATAAATATGGTGGTGTTCCTTTAACTCAAAAGATTTGGAAAAAGGCATACGCAACCGAAAAAGGAACAGACGAATCAACAGAGTTATTGCACTCAAAAAGAATGTTGGTAAAAAATACAGATATTGCCAAAGTTATAGCAGACCCTAGTGGCTTCATTGAAGCAGAGGAATTTAGAGCCGAAGTAATGGCTAACTTTGCTATGAATTTAATTGATCGCAAGGACTCAATAAGCCAATTAGAGACTAATTTAACAGGTGTAACAGATATTCCATTATTGTCAGCTCAAATGGTTGCATCTAGTGCTGGTATTCCTTTTCCGTTGTTTATGTCAGATACACCAAAAGGTTTTAACTCAACAGGTGCTATGGAATTAAAGCAATACATTGGAGAATGCACCAATATTCAAGTTGAGCTATCAGAAGTATTAAACAAGCATTACAAGCTATTAGCTAAAAGTATGTTTAACAATGATTCAATGTTAATTACTCATGAATGGAATAGCGTAGATTTTGCAACAGATACAGAGAAAGTAAATAACAAGAAAACGGTAGCAGAAACTCAACAAATTTATGCAAATATAGGAGCATTACCTGAAGAATCAGTGACCGAATATTTACAAAATGAACACAATGGATTAAACATAGATACAGGCATGTTAGATGAAAGGACAGACAAGCAGATTAACGACTTAGGAGATAATGACTATGAGTGATATACCTGATATTTTTAATGCGGATTTATCAACAGGTTTAATAAGCGTGGATACTGATGCAGTCCAAGAAAAAGTTATTGAAGCATGGAAAGAAGCATCGTCAGGAGAATTAAATTACAACCCTGAAACTAAGCAAGGGAAAATCATAGCATTAATGGCTGATTTTGTAAAAACCGTATCAATGAATAATGCAAATATAGCAAATCAATTTAACAGTAATTATGCAACAGGCACATTCTTAGATGATGCTGGTTCATGGTTTGATGTTACGAGAACAGGAAAAACATTCTCAAAAGTCACATTAAAATTTCAAGGTGTTATAGGAACATTAATACCAGTAAAACAAAACGTTCAAGACCCAGTTAAATTAATAAATTGGGAAACAGATGAACAAGTTATTATTGGTACAGATGGTTTTGTTACGGTTGATGCTACATGTACGTTAAGTGGACCTGAAGCCGCTACATCAAATTCATTGACTAAATTAGTAAATGCTCCATTAGGTGTTGAGACTGTAACGAATCCAAGCATGGCTAGCGTTGGTCAAGATGTTGAAAGTGATCTAGCGTTTGGAAGAAAGAGAAGAGCCGAACTAGGAAAGCAAGGAACAGCAACGGTAGTAGCTATTGAGTCAGCTATTGAAGCAGTCGAGGGAGTAACAAGTAAAATGGTTTACTCTAATCCTGAAAGCACAAGCATAACTGTCAAAGGTGTAACCGTAGAGCCAAAAAGTATTTATTGCACCGTTTCAGGTGGCACAGATGAAAGCGTGGCATTGGCTATAAAGGAATCTAGTGAAATAGGTGCGTCATACAATAAGGACTCAACTAGCATAGATATTTTGGTAACTGACGAGAAATCAACTTCAAAACAGCAACAATTAATTTCCTTTCATAGACCAACAGATGATAGAGATATTGCCATTCGTGTCAAGATAACGGTTGATATTGGAGACGTGAATACATCCAAAGAAGATATGAAAAAAATCATAATGAATTGGTCAGAAAATAAATACAATACAACTGGATTCGCTATAGGTCGTGACGTTCATTATGGAGATATAACAACAGCAGTTAACAACGCAATTGAGGGAATTTCAGTTGCTCAAACAGAATTAGCTAAAGTTGGGGAGGTTTCCACTGGTGTGCCTTATCCATTGGAAGTACAAAACATAACCATTAACGGAAATGAAGAACCCAGCTTAACGACTGACAATATTGTAGTGGAGCTAACTTAATGAATATAAAAAACATTGACACGCTCTATGATTATTTAAAGGTACTTGATTGGCAGGATAGCAAAGCTATTAACTTTCAAACTCTTTTATCTTGTTATGGAAAAGTGTTGGATATGGCTCATAAAGACTTTTGGGAATACTTTGAGGAAAAAATTTATAACCTAAAAAGCCTTGATGAGTTTGGTGCTAAAGTTTGGAGCATAAATTTGGGTATTCCTTTATTTGGCACAAACACACCAAGTCCACCTGATTACCCAGCATTTGGTTTTGGGACTGAAAGCAAGAATTTCAACAATGGCAACTTTGCAACTCAAACAAATAGCCCATACAAACTGACATTAAAAGAAAAAATACAGCTATTGCAATTGCGTTATGTGCAACTCCATTCAAGAGGAAATAACTTCCAATTTAACCGTTTTTTGGATGTTATTTTTGGTGATGGTACAATATACGTTATAGATAATATGGATATGACAGCAGATGTGGTTGTGAATGGCTATGTTTCATTGGCAATGTTAGACGCAATACAACAGCTAGATGTAATGCCTAGACCGTCAGCGGTTGAATATAGATACATGCAAGGCGAACACTTTTCATTTGGATTTAGTCCAGATTCAGGTAGTTTTAATTATAGTAATTTTGTTAAAGATGGAGATACTTTATAATGGCTAGAAGAGTTAAAAGAATAGCGGAATCAGGAGATAAAGCACCTGTTCCTTTTACTAGCGGTGATGGTACTGTAAATATAGCAGAGGGTTATCCTCAAAGGTATCAAAAAGTCCCAGCAGAAGGAGGTCTAAATCCTGATAGGTCTAATTGGAATGATATATTGAATTTATTATCCACGCCTATATCAGATGGTCAACAGCATACTTACCCAGTATTTTTCACAAGTGCAGAAAATAACAATGAGCCAATGAATTACAGCAAAGGTGCTATTGTTAAATATTCACCAAACAAAGATGAAGATGGAGAATATATTGACCCCAAATTATATAAATCAATAATTGATGATAATAATGATACACCTGTAACAACCGATGGGTTTAATTCTTGGTCAGAATGTTCATATGATGGTTCTTGGGTTAGTGGGGGGATATACGTTGTAGGTAGCACCGTTATAGGTTCGAACGGTAATAATTATCAAGCATTACAAGCTAGTAACGGAGGGTCATCTCAAGACCCGACATCAACAACAGGTTATTGGCAAAACATAACACCAGTAACAACAGGACTTGCCAATAGAGTGGTTATGCTTGATAACAACAAAGTTATACACGCTAAAAATACACCAATAACAGTTCCTTATGTAGCTTGGCAACCTGATAAAGATGATTATCAATTTGGGGATATTGTAACAAAGGTTATTTTAGATCCATCATTTTATACTGGAAGGGCTAATTGTTCTTATGTTTGTATTTCTTCGGATGATATAAAGGGAGTCGATCCTGAGCAAGAGTTTCAAAACAAAATTTTAGGTAATCAGGATTTATCTTTTGATATAAGAAATTCTGCTAAATGGAGACCCATTAATAGATTGGTGATTGATTTTTACGATTCGGTTGGGACAACAGGTACGCCTAGAGTATATAGAACCAAACTATTTAGAGCAGATGGAACAATTAAACATGTTTTCAATAGTCCTTTTTTGCAAGTCGCGTATTCAGGAGATGATCCAAGTGAAGTCATTTACAGTAGACTTTATATGCATATGGCTATTGACGGGGGTACAACAGTTTTAGGGTTAAACCCTAAAACAACTGCTCCTGAAATGTCGTATGCGTTTCAAAGAACTGTAGTAGGTGATTTTTATCAAGGTTTTGTCCCTATTTCTTATTCAATATGGGTTGAACCTCCTAAAACAGCTGGAAAGCCTGAAACAAACGGTTCGTATTTCTACGTTGCATTACAAGGCCAAAAAGCTGGTATAGGTGGTTCTGTTAATCTTGATGGATATTTATATGCTGATTATATGCCTAATATTATCTAATTAAAGGAGTTTTTATGTCAGACACTTATAAGCCCACACAATCAATGGCGAATAATGCCAAGAGAGCTAAAAAGATGCGTGACGCACAAACGCCTAGCAACAAAGGAATGACATCAACAGGATTAGCAAGAATGAATCAATTAATGCGTAGAGAGCCATTAACCTTATCTACCGTAAAAAGAATGTACAGCTTTTTTAGCAGGCATGAAGTCGATAAGTCTTCTAAGTCATGGAAAGAAGGAAATTCTAAAGCAGAGCAGGCATGGCTGGGCTGGGGTGGTGATGCTGGTTTTCGTTGGTCAAGAGGTATTGTTAATCGTGAAAAGAAAAAAGATTCAGCTAGTGATACTAAGGAAACGACAACTAATAAAACTAATAAGAAGAAAGAAAGTAAATACACTATTCAATTAGATAGTGGTGACATTGTTGGTAAAAGAGTGCCAAAGCCAACAACAATATCAAAGAATTATGTATCCACTTTAGAAAAGTTAGTCAAAAAAATGACTGATGACACTGATAAACAGCTTAAAAAGTTAATCAGCAGTCAGCAAGCTAAAGATTATGATAAATTGTTACAGAAAAACACAGCTCAAGATGCTAAGAGTTATGTTTCTTTACAACAAGCAGTCCTAAACGCTTTAATTACTAAATGGACTAATGCTTTTAAATCTTTAAGTAAGCCTATCAGCCAAAGATTTATTAACAAGGTCAATAATAAATCAAAACAGTCTTTTATGTATGTAACAGATAAAATGCCATTTGACTCAAAGAAAGCAACTTTGAGAACTCCTGCAAATTTAAAGGAAAGTATTAAGGGTGCTGTAAATGAGAATGTGGACTTAATCAAAACATTGCCAACAGAATATTTGGTTAAATTAAAAGCTGATTTAAATAGGGCTATAGCTGGAGAAAGTGCTAATTATGCGGACATACAAGAGAGCATTGAAAAAAGTTTTATTAAAAGAACAGGGCAAGTTAAACGCAGAGCTAGGAACATAGCAAGAGACCAAACTAACAAGGCTTATTCTTCTTTTAATAGGACAAGATTCAGAAATGCCAAATGTTCTAAATTTGTATGGCAACATAACGGTGGAGCAAAAGAGCCAAGGCCATTACACAAAGATGTTTTAAATGGTCAAGCGTTCTCATATGATGACCCACCTGTTATAGACGAGAAAACAGGATTAAGAGGATTGCCAGCAGAAGATTATAATTGTGGGTGTACTGAAAGGCCTGTTTTTCCAGTGTAAATGTAAAAAATTAGCATTTTTTTATTTTATGGTATAATAATAATCAATAACTTATTTTATGGTGATGTATGAATAAGATAACAGACAAAAACGGATATAAGACCTACAAAGATGTAGCGATATCCAAAATAGGTGTTTACCCTTATAGTGGCAGGCAATTACCTGACGCTGACCCTAACAAAATTTATATGGTGTACACGCCTGAAAGTTCTTTAAATAATCCCAAGACAATAGCATCTGCTAATAATGTCCCGATTATTGAAGACCACACAATGTTAGGAAAAGCTTTTGACAACAATAATTCAAAAGCGGATGGTGTAACGTCAGGAAATACCTATTACAAAAGACCTCATTTATATAATGACTTTAAAATATTTAATCAACAATTGATAGACACAGTTGATGTTAAAGGTAAAAAACAAGTTTCAATGGGTTACACATTGAAATATAGGAAAGAGCAAGGAACATACAATGGGCAATCATATGATTATGTTCAAGATGATATTGAATTTAATCATGGTGCTATTGTTCATGCTGGGCGTAAAGGCAATAGTGTTTCATTAGATGCTATTTCAAAAGATGTAATTTATGGTGATGTTTATACAATAGAGGATAATACCGAAATGAAGACAGATGATGTAAAGCAAAACGGAGACAAGCAAATTAGCTTGGATAACGTTAACGATAACTTAAATAATCTAACTGAAACAGTTAATAAATTATCAGAAACTATGGTAGGTCTAAATGAGCAACTACACAAAATCAAAGAAGAAGCCCAAAACACAGCCAATGTCAAACAAGAAAAAGCCGAAGAAGAAATAGTGTCCGAAGATGAAATGGATATAGCTATTGATTCAGAAGAAATTAGAGGACAAATTGAAAAAGACGCTTTAGAATCTTTTAAAGTAGGTCAAGAGTTAAAAAATAAATTAGGTGCTTTTATTCCTAATTTTGTCGAGGATAGTGCTGATGCAAACACACAAGAAGAAGTTTCTAAAAAAGCTTGTCAAGTGTTAGAGCTAGCATGTGATAGCGATCATTTAACTTTCATTAACGGTTATATTGCTGGACGTTCTCAAGTTAAAGAAGCTAAGCAAAATAAAATAGTTAACAAGTCTACTGGAATGGATGCCAAAACAAACGCAGATTTAAGTAAATTTATTTAAGGGGTAAATGTTATGCAAAAGAAAGTAGAAACCGATATGCCTTTAGGTGTTGTAGGTGAGAGATTTCAAGCTGGTGGTTATGGTGATACAAAGTTCCTGACTAGTTCATCTGCTACAATTGGTACAGTAGTTACACAAGACCCAAGCCAAGAAAATGGTTGTGTTGTAGGTGGAACAGGACCATTTCTAGGAATTATAGGTTTACCTAAATCTTATCCAATGAATAACGATTATGAAGTGGAATTCACTTTACCGACTCAAGCACTAAAAAACGGTCAAGAAGTTAATTACTACTCCACTGGCACTGTTCAGGTTAAGGCAAGTACACCAGTAGATATTAAAGTCGTTGCTAAAGTATTTTATGATAATACAACAGGAATACTAGGACAAGGTTCAAGCGTTCCAGCAGGTAGCACAGAAATTCCAGCAAGATTTATCCATAGAAGTGGTGACGCTGGAACAGTAGTTGTGGTTGATTTATTAGAGGGCTTTTGTGAGCCAGCATCTAGCTAATTTTAGGAGAATAATGTAATGAATAGCAAAATGACCTTATCAGGCGAACAAGCTCTAGCAAGAGCTAAACAAGTTAGTAATTGGACAGCGCAAGACGCTCAAGACTTTGCAGAAAATATAGATTCTCTTAAAGAAAGATACAATCTTTCTCAAGATACTATTGATGCAATGGTCGAAGCTCATACATATTTTACAGCACAAGACGATTCACCTTTGCCAGATTCTAAGACAGTTCAATCAAATGCCTTGAGAGTTTTAGCCCCAAGAATGATTGAAGTATTAACCACACCTAGCTTAGTTGAAGAAGTTGTAACAACTACAGCAATGGGAAATTGGTTTGATAAATTTATAACTCAAAGTGCTATTGAGTACGTGGGTGAAGCTAAACTATTTAGTGCAGTTGGTAAAACCGATGTTTCAGCATCATTTAATATCAACTATGAAACTAGAGGAATTTTAGCATTTGAGGGTGGTATATCAGTTAATAAACTTGAAGCATTGAGAAATCAAGCTAATGGTATTGATATAGCAAGCAAAAAAAGAGTAGCAGATGCTAAACTACATAAAAAAATCTTGGCTAAAGTTGCTTTAAATGGTTACACAACAGGTGCAAGCCAAGAAATGACCTATGGTTTACTAAATGATCCGAATTTACCAGCATATGACACAGCATCTAATACATTTAGTGCTATGACATTTAAGGAAATTTACGACGCAATCCTAAACGGTATACAGCAAATACAGATTAATTCAGGCGATAACATCAACACGGACACAGCCCCATTGGTTTGCTTGATAGCGTCAGATGCTTATCAGTTCTTAGAAACTGTAACCGACCAAGGAAAGAGCGTTAAATCTTTACTGGCAGAAACTAAGCCTAATTTGACTTTTAGACAAACTGGGGACTTTAACAAGGCTAATGGTGGTGCAAGTGTTTTATACATCATGGCAACTACAGTTGATGGCACACCAAGTATTGAGCTAAATGAACCAACTAAATATATGGTATTAGGACAAGATATAACAGCTAAAGGCATGACAGAAACATCTATTTCAGCCACATCTGGAGTATTTGTTTTATTCGGTCTAGCGTTCTATAGACTTTCAGGTATCGCATAAATTAAAAGCCCTTTATTGGGCTTTAACTCTACACATTAAAAAAAGGAAAAATTACAAATGGCTAATTCAAGAACTAAAACACCAAAAGAAGTAATTATATTATCAAGTTTAGCAAACGATGTAGCTTTGCCATTTTATGACAAGCAACCGAATGGAGAAAGCATTTTAAGAATTAATTATTTAGTTAGGGGTGGTCAGTCAGTTTTAAGAGATGAAAACGAAATGAATTTAGATGCACCAGTAGCAGTTACAAAATATAGCCATGAACATTTCGAAGAATTATCTACACATAAATTTTTCAAAGACATGATTGAAAGAAATTATTTTAAGCACATTGTTTCTGAAAATATAAATGAAATTGAAGAAGTTGCTAAAAGTTTGAGGTTTGATGATAAATCTAACTTAATGACTAGAGAAATTTTAAATAAGCGTGTCAAAGGTGCGGAAAATATTAAAGCTAAATACAATACAGCAGTTAAAACATCTTAGGAGATATTGAACAATGGCTACAATTATATTAGACATTACAGAATTTAGGCAAATGTTTAGCCCTCAATTTGATGATACGACCAAGTGGACTGATGCACTTATCACAATGACTTGGGGAGAAGTAGGTTGCTATGTAGGTTTATCAGATAGTTGTGGTCGACCTAGTGGGAGTTGTCGCAAAATTCTGGCTTATAACGTGTTAGCGCATTTACTAATTGTAAATGATGAAGCTAATAACGGTGGTGGTGGGACGATTGATAAGGATATTGCTAGTGTTACTGAAAATGGAGTATCTGTTACATTCAAGAGTTCACAAGACGAGTCAGAGACTTCTTTCACTGGGTTTTTTGAGCAAACAAAATACGGTCAAAAATATTTATCACTTATAGCCCAATTTTCCTCAATGACGTTAACGGTAGGTGGTAGGGCTAGAAGAAGTCCTAGCTATTAAGATGAAAGTTGAGGGAAAAGGCTTAACAGGTCTATTAAAAATACTTAATGATTTAAATAAAAAGGATTTGAGTATTGGTTGGTTTGAGGGAAATAATTATTCTGATGGTGTTCCTACCGCATGGGTGGCATCATTACAGGAATATGGAAACGAATCAACTAATTTACCGCCTAGAGAATTTTTATATCCTACCCAAACTAAAAATGCCGATAGTTGGATGAAGCAATTTAGCAAAGGAATAAAGGCTGGTGCTGAACAAGGCATGACAGGGGAAAACTTATTAACTATTTTGGGTGGTATAGCTGTATCAGATGTTAGAGAAGAAATAAAAGGAATTGAGGGACCTCCCCTAAAATTATCGACAATTAAATCAAGAGCTAGTAGAGGTTTAAATACAACTGACATTTTAAGGGCTACTGGTCACATGATTAGTACCATAACTTTTGTAATTGAGGATAAGATAAATGGGACTGAATCTACACAACCTAGCAAATAAAGGACTTTCTAAAGTCTTTGGCACAATGACTTACACTTATAGAAAATATAATGGTAGGACGATTAATGATTTAGGTAATTATGTTTCAACTTATGAGCCTGATATAGTGAGAACAACAGCTAGGATTTATGAAATAACCACAAAAGAGCTTGAAGACAATGGTCTTGACACAAAAGTAAAACATATAAAAATATATGATAGTAATTATTTTACAACTTTAGATAGAGGTCAAGGAGCAGACCAATGTTTATTCAATGGCGAACTTTATGAATTATTGCCAGAAGAATGGAATACAACTAACAATGGTTGGAGCATTACGATATGGGCGAAGCAATAAGACTTAGGACGAACAAACTAGAGATAGAGACTAGAAAACTATTAGTTGAGATTTATAGCTTGTTAGGATTTGATATAGACGTTATTAGAGCATATCAAAATACACAACAAGGTAGGTCTAAAAAAGTTGATAGTGTTTATTATCATTTATTAAACCCAAAATATGAAACTAACCCATTTCAAGAAAACACTTACAATGCAACTAATGGCAATTTTGATACTTCATTAAATAGACAAGCATGTTATACAATGAGAATTATGGCAAGAGTTGTACAAGACCCAGCAAATTTAACACAATATACATCTTATGATTTATTAGATTATTTGCAAACGATGTTGGCATCTACAGGATATGTAACTAAATTTAAAAGCGTGGGTATTGGAGTGAGAACACCAAAAAGCATACAATTTTTAAATCAAGTTGATGAGCACGGACAACATGAAAGTAGACCATTTTTTGATGTGGAGTTAGGCATAATAAGTGGATATGATATAATCACAGATAAAGTTGATAGTGTTAAAGGCGAAATAGATCCAATTTAATTAAAGAGGAAAGAGGTATGGACCAAAATATAAACATGAATCGGTATGTAGATATTACTAGTGGTTTATTAGGTGGGACAGTCGTTTCACAAGGTAGATTAATAGGAAATCTAATTACAGGTTCTAGCGAATTACCAGCAGATAGCTTCATTAAATTTAGCCAATTGTCATCGGTAGGAGATTACTTTGGATATGATTCAGATGAATATAAATATAGTGAAGCTTATTTCGGATTTGTTTCCAAAAGTGTTACAAAAGCAGAGCAAATAATGTTCACTAGGTCTAATTTGACTGATGCCAATGCACTTATTATGGGTGGCACTTTAGCGTCGGAAGATTTAGCAAAGATTCAGGCTATAACTGCTGGTGGATTTACGATTTCAATTGGTGGCAATGATTCTGTAATAAGCTCAATAGACTTTAGCACAGCAACAAGCTTTACCGACGTAGCAAGCATTTTAGAAACAGCTCTCCAAGGAGTATCGGAATTATCGGCATTTACAGTTGACTTTGACGCAGTGAAAAGCAGATTAGAAATTATGGCTAATGCAAAAGTGCAATTAGAGTTAAAAGACTCAGTAGAAAGCACAATGGAAGGCTTAAAGCTTATTGGGATAGGTGCTAAAATCTCTCAAGGCTCAGACGCTAAGACTTTTGTGGAAACCCTAACTGACGTGTCATTAGCAGATAATTCTTTTGGCTCGTTCGCTTTAATGGAAAATTTAGCTCCTAATAATGCAACGGTTAAAGAAATAGCTCAATGGAATTTCACACAAAACAACCAATTTCAATATTACCCAAGCACAGACTTGCAAAGTTATGCATCATTATCCACCGAATTATCTGGTATTGATGGTACTTGGCTTATCCTTTCAGACGATCATCTATTCATGTTGCCTATGGCAATAATGGCATCTACTGATTATGAGGGAGTAAACACAGTTCAAAACTATATGTATCAATCAAATGATGCATTTTTTACAGCAAGTGTTACTAGTGATGCAAATGCAGACGCTTTAGACCAACTTGGCATATCTTATTACGGTAGAACACAAAAGTCAGGTATTGAATATTCTTTTTTACAGCGTGGTATTAATGGTGGTGCTGGTAAATTGCCTAGAGCTATGGGAGTCTTTGCTAATGAACAATGGTTGAAAGGTTATATCCAAGCACAAATAATGAGCCTGTTTTTAAATTCAAATATTCCTGCTGATGCAGAGGGTGAGGGAATGATAACAAGCTTGATTACTGGTGAAGATGGAGCATGTGATAAAGCTATTCAAAATGGTACGTTTGAACTTGCAAAAAGTTTAACTGCATTACAAAGAGTGGAGATAGCTCAAATTACAGGAGATAAAAACGCATCATTGGAAATCCAAAACAAGGGATATTATTTTTCAATCAAGATAGAGCAAGAAACAGCCAGTTCAGGTGCTACAGAGTATGTTGCTAAATATAAATTAGTTTACTCAAAAGGCGATCAGATAAACAAAGTTGAAGGTCAAGATATTTTAGTTTAAGGGGTAATAATAATGGAAATGTATAGTAATAATGCCAGTGGCTCATTTATTCTTTTAACTGCTAGTGTAACTTTCCCAGTGCCTTTTAAAATACAGGCATTTGGAGACGAGAATGATCCATTTGATATGGATTCAGTGCAAATACAGGAAGTAGTTAAAGATTTAAATGGTAATGTTTATGATTATGGAATACAGAACTTTTTTCCTGTAACCATTAATGTGTCACAAAATACACCAGAGCAATTAAATCTAGCTTTATTGGCAAAACGTAATTTAGTAGGCACTAATCAAGCTCGTGATATAATAACGTTACAACAAATAGTAGCTGGAGAAGTAAAAACAACTTACTTTAAAGGCAAGATAACTGAAGCTCCATTTGGTTCACCAGCTGGCTCAAATGGCAAACTTAAAAACATGCAATACAAATTTAAGTTTGGTAACGTATCATAAAAATAGCCCATTCGTGGGCTACACACACCAATAAAAGGTAAATAATGAGCAAATTATTAAAAGAAAAAGAAATAAAGGTAATGGATTTAGATGATAATGAAATTACTTTTTTTATATCAAGATTCCCTATTATGGATGGAATGCAGATAGTTAAAAATTTAATGCCAAGTGCTAAAGATTTGTGGGGTGCTGATAATGGCGTGGCACTTCAAGAGGTGTTACATATTTTAAGATTTGTAGATGTTGTTAAAGATGGAGAGCGTATAAGGTTAGAGACTGAATCAATTATCCAAAACTCTTTACCACCTGACGCTGAATTGGTTATCAAAGTAGCATTTTTAGCATATGAATATAATACAAATTTTTTCAAGACCGAAAATCTATATCGTACCCTAAACAAAATCAGGGGATTTCTCGGTCTATCGAATACGAAAATATCGACCCTCTTATCGGATTTATTGTCGCAAACAATCAAGTTAGTTGGCAAGGACTCAAAGAAATAGATATTGAAGATGGGTTAAATATTAGTGAAGCTTTAGCAGTGCCAAAAGCAAATGAATATTTAGCTCATTTACAAGCAAGCAAAAAAAGAGGTTAATATGTCATTGTTACAGAGATTTAGTATTTTAATTGATACAAACGCTAAAGAGAGTGCTAAAGATGTTGATAAATTAGACAAATCAACTGGTAAATTGAATAAAGGTCTAAATCAAACAGAAAAAGAATACGACATTTTAACCAAGACTCAACATAAGTATGCAGAACAAATAATGCATACAAATCAAGAAACGCAAAACCTAGCAAAAACAATCCGTAAAATGTCAACTCAAGATTTAATCAAATTCAGAGATGAGATGAAAATTCACCCTGACGCAATAGCGAAAGCCCAAGATTATAATCAAGCGTTAAAATTTATGGACGGACAAGTCAAAAAAAATATAAGTTCATTTGAACTTTTAACTTCCAAACTAGGAATATTGGGAAGTGTTTTCATTGCTGGGTTTTCATTTGAGGGTATAAAAAAATCTGCTGA